GGCGAGCATCGACGATGCAGATAGCGGAGTTCGAGGAGGAGTCCCCGGCGGTCCCTGCGGCAATGTCTTCGCCGAAGATGTAGTCCGAGACGGGTGGTTCCTGCGATCCGAAGGGACACCAAAGACGGAAGTTGCCGTCCACGTTCGGGAGAATTAGGAGCTTGCCGTTGTCGTCGAGGAACACTTGGTATGTCGCGGCGGGCGGCTTGGCCCGGAGGCGGAGTCGCGAGAGTAGGTCGGCGTCGAACGCCCTGCGACCAAGGCCGTAGAAGTCGAGGTCGAGTTCCTGAGAGATTTCTACCTTCGAGTTTGCACGTTCGCACTGCTCGTCGTACCACGGGGAGTGCGGCTTGTTGCGTTCGGTGAACGGGAAGTCCTGTCGCCAATCGTAGGTCTCAGGGTCGAGGACGATCTTCTGTCCGTTGTCGTCGATTTTGTAGAGGCCGGCGGCTTTCAGTGGGTGCTGGGTCCAGTGCTCGACGATCAGACGGGGATTGTCGTCGGACGAGTCACGCTTCATTTCGCGGTCGAAGTATTTGAAGAAGGTCGCACCCTCGGCATTGCGGGGCTTGGGGGTCGAGTTGCGGATACGGCATTTTGTCGCGTCGCGGGTTGCTCGTTCGATGTGCTCGGCGAAGGGGATCGAGGCGTATTCGTCGATCAGAACAGCAGTCAAGCGGTCGCCCTGTCCGAGATTGCGGACGGTCGCTTCGCCTTCGATCGTCGATCCATTGTCGGCGTTGCCGAGATGCTTGTTCGTGCGGTGCGGGTCGGAGTTTCCGAGTTCCCGCCCTGTCGGAAGCATCCAGTTCGGCATGTAGCGGTCGATGAAGTCGATCTTCTCGAACAGGGCACGCATGTCGCCAGACTTCTCGACGAGGTCTTCTTTCTCGGAGGCGAGGAGGAATCGTTGATTGGCTTTGAACTGCCAGCGATGCCTGATCGGGAGCAAGCAGATGTTTGTTGCGCCCATGTCACGGGACTTGGTGATCGTCAAGTCGTAGTTACCGATCGCGGCCTGGAGCTTCAGGATGTCGCGGTTTTGGTACTTCTCCCACGTCACGAAGGGTCTGACGGGAGAATCGGGGAAGTCTTTTGGCGAGTGCGTGTAAACGAACGTGTTCACCCAAAAGAGAATGTCGCGGGACGCCAGGGTGTAGAAGAGGTGCCGGTACTCTTCGGCCTGCGGGTGATCGTAGGCGAGTTCCATCACTCGTTTGCGGTAGTCGATGTTTTGCTCAGGGTCGGGCGGACAGAGAGCCTTGTAGAACAGGGATGTGTTTCCAAGGGGAAGCGAGTCAGTCGAGTTGAGCCGCATTAGTTCGGTGAAGGCGGCGGAGCGAGAGTTGAAGCTGAAAAGATCGAACACCGAGCAAATCTCCCTGCGAGTGTTCCGGCGGGACACTCGTCGAAAACAGACGGAACATCAGGAATAAGATCGGAGAAATTCCGGGGATGTATTTCTAATTGCTGCGGGTTGTGCCGAACTAAATGTTATGCCGGGGACTTTTCGTAGCGATGGGTTGTGGCAGAACGCCCTCCGAGCGGTGCAACTCCGCCCCTGGCTCTTTGCGGAATACGTTCAAGGCGACGGCCCGCAGCCAATCTAAGTTGGCACGCGGGCGTGGGTGGTTCGATTCCACCATTCTGCATTTAAGGGGTTCATATGGGAAAAATCACACGTACTCGCAAGTTCATCGACCTGATGTTGGCGTTTGCCACTCAGGACGCTTGCGGTGCTCACAACTGTTTGTTTGCAGCCATGACGGATAACGACCCTCGATCGAAGAGTTGGGCGTTGCTGCGGGATGCGATACACAGGGTCGAACAGCAAGTGGAGCAACATGCTTGATCTAACTCGCCCTGACGACTTGGCGTCATTCTGGAAGGTGTGGAAGACGAGCGAGAAGATGCTTCGTCCGTTCCGCAAGAACCGGATTTCGCTCGTCAAGCAGTACATCGGGGACAAGTACGGGGCGTCCAGCGAACACCAAAAGGTTGTGGTCGCGAACCAAATGGCCCTGGCAGCAGATAGCTACATGATGTCGTTGGCAGGGGATCGGCCTCGGTGCTCGATCAGTACGCAGTATCCGGAATTGACGGCGTTCGCAGCAAATTACGAGGCGAGCACGAATCGGCTCATCGAAGAAATCAAGCTGGAGGGCGTCCTTCAGCGGGGTGTGCTCGATGCGTTCTTCGGGTTCGCGGTCGTTAAGTGTGCGAGGGTGCCGAGTCGGAAGCACGTCGATGTCATGAACCCGGATTTTCCGCCGGAACCAGGGATGTACGACCCGCCGGAAACGTGGGCGGCGTACCAGTTGGCTCAGCAGCTTGTTCCGCAGACGGTCCAAGTGGACCCTGGCAAGCTGTCGGCATGGTGTGTGTCGCTAGACGACTATGTTGTTGACATGACGGCGTCGTGTGACGACGAAGTCCGGTTTGAATCGCATCAGTACCGCGTGCCCCTGTCGGAAGTCAGGGAGGATTCGAGGTTCGACCAAGCGGTTGTCGAGCGGATCAAGGCTGACAGCAAGTGGTCGGATCGAAAGTACGAACATCAAGAGCGGGCGGACGAGCAGGGTAAGAACGAAACCGACGTCGATGATATCGAGCCAATGGTGACGTTGCTTGATGTGTACCTGAAGCGGGAGTCGAAGTGGGCCATTCTCGTCCGGGACGAGACGCTTCCGCCCCTGATGGTGACGGATTGGGAGTACGAAGACGGGCCGTTCCATCGGCTAACTTTTATCGACGTTCCGGATGCGGTTATCGGGATGGGTCCAGCTCAACACCTCGCGAACCTTGACGAGCTGGGGAACAAGCTGTGGCGCAAGCTGGCTTCAGACGCCGTAAATCGTAAGACGATGGCGACGTATTCCGGCGATCCCAACGACGCCAAGAACGTCAAAGAGGGCAAGAACGGAGATATGGTCCGGGTGAACAACCCGGAAGCGATACGCGAAATCTCGTTCAATGGTGTCGATCAGCAGACGATGATGTTCCATCAGGTGGTCGAAGGGGCGTTCAGTCGTCAGGCCGGGAACCTCGACGCGAGGAACGGCCTTGGGCCTCAAGCGAGCACGGCAACTCAGGATTCGCTGATTCACAATCAGGTTTCGGCGGTCGATGCGAAGATGGCTCAGCGGGTTGTTGGTTGGACGGCGGGTATCATTCGGTCCCTGTGCTCAATGTTGTGGGACGACCAGACCAAGACGATTGCGGCGACTCGGCAGATACCGGGCGTCAGTGTTCCGATCGACGCCACGTGGACTCCGGACGAGCGACAGGGCAAGTTCGACCAGTATTCGTACAACGTCGAACCGTACTCGATGCGGTATCAGTCCCCGGCGGAACGAGCGCAGAAACTCATCGGGCTGGTTGGAACCGTGTTCGCTCCGATGATGCAGCCGTTGATGGCAGCGGGCGGAATGATCGACTTCCGACAGATGATCGACACGTTGGCCGAGTACCTCGACGAACCAGCCCTGCGACAGTGGATCAAGTTCGGGGGTCAAGCGGTGCCGCCGTCTGCTACGAGCAGCGACGGGCCAGGGATGTCGCCGAGTACGACACGGAATTATGTGCGATCGAGTGTTTCCGGGGGGAATACGCCGCAGGGGCAGCGTGTTCAGAGAATGCAGGCGATGTCGGCGATGTCCGACAGTAACGATCAGGGGTAGGGGGGGGGATGGAAAATAGAACGTCAGTACGAATCTGTGATGGGAAGCAGACCAAAGAAGGACAGGCTGCGTGTCGGTCATTCCGGGACTGGTTGAGCGATCGCGGAATAACTCTGTTGATGACAGAGGTTGCTTTCAGCTCAAGCAGCGTGCTTATATACCAAGGGGTTGCGTGATGTCTTATGCAGTAGTCGTCAACGGTGAAAGGCTGGAAGGTGCGGCCCTGGATAAGTGGCGAGCCGACAGGGCCGAGAAGGATAAGGCGACTCTCGACGACATGCTGAAGGCGAGGAAGGCTCCCGGTGGGCACGAGTGCTATTGGGGGTCGGGTCACGAGAGCTTGTCGGCGGGGATTCCTGTGTCTCAGGCAAAGGAACATGCTGATTGGATACGAGAGCAGGGATTGAGTGGAATCACTGTGAACGACACCAAGGATGGATTGGCGAGCGTTTCAGGGGCCAGCCCTGGCAACTGGAAGAAGTATCTCGACGCTAAGGGGATGATTGCGACCGGACGTACCGGAGCAGGGGTGGAGATCAAGAAACCAGAGAAGAAAAAGCCGCGAGTTGATCCGAAGAGGAAGAAAGAAATCCTTGAACGGTTCAGGGCGAAGCAGGGGGCGTTGTGAGCATGGACCGAGTTCCGTTAATTGGTCAGGAGAGAACCTTCGACGTGCAGTGTCACGATACTCCGATGGCGTATCCGACGCATCAATTGGTGCCGCACGCGACGGGTGCGACCCTGAATATCTTCGGGGGTCTGTCGAAGTTTTAGTATTTTGTTGGTCAGGCAATCGCAAATCCAGTGTACGCGACTTATACGCCTGCCGAAATACTGGAGAGAGTCCAATCGGTGTGTGCCGCATTGGAGGGGACGCAAAAGGGGATCACAGAGACAAATTGAAACAAGAACCGGCGGTCAACCTTCACGGTCGATCGCTGATGGGCTGAAGCCGACTGATCCTCGGTGAGAAGCCACGAACTTCGCTGCCTTTTCGTGGAAGGCCGTGCGGGAAAACCGCCGGTCTTTTTTCGTTTCAGGAGCGGAGTGATGGCAGGGGAGAAGGAAGAAAAAGAAAGCAGTCTACCGCCAGAATTCTTGGCGGCAGTGGAGCGTGCTGCGGAACGAGAGCGACCGGAATCAGACGATACGGTCCCTGCGGCACAGTCAGACGAAACACCAGAAGCGGTCGAGACTCATAAAACCGAGTCTCCCGTAGATGAAGGGCAGGGTAAAGACCCTGTCCCGGCGGAACAGGGCGTTGCCGAAGAGAAATCCGGCAACGAAGAGGCGGCTCCGAAGATTAGTCCGGAGTTGGTCGAGATGGCTCGTCAGTACGGACTCAGCGAAGAGGATGTCGCTGGGATGACGACTGAACAAGTCGCGTGGGCGACGAAGCTGCTGGATCGGGAAGCAGCAAAGATGTTGAAGGCGCAGACCCCTGCCACTGCAACGCCGACGCCAGAGAAACCGGATGAGGGTAAGCCGGAAGCTCAGGCGAGTAATCCGCCCGCAAAAGAGACCCCCGAAGCGACCGTTCCTTCTGTGGAGAAGCAGATTCAGGACTTGCGGGACAAGGGATGGGACGAGGATATGCTCGCCGTCATCAAGACCGCACTTGTGAAGGCCGAGAAGGCTGACGCCCTGGAACAGAAGCTGAACCACATCGACGGCTATCTGCGTCAACGCTCCGAGCAGGAGCAGCAGATGGTTCATCAGCGTCGGCAACAGGCTGAAATGGCCCATACGCAGACGTTGTTGCAGGGGATAGACGCCCTTGGTCGTCCGGAGTTGTTTGGATCGCCAGACAAGCCGCTGGAAGAGACGCAAGCTCGAAATCTAGCTGCGATGCGCGAGCACATCGAGGTTCTTCAGCGAGTGCAACATCAGCGTGGCTTGAACCCTGCCTTAACGCCCGAACTTGTAAAGCGGGCCTACGAAATTGCATTCAGCAAACAACTC